ATGTCCTTGAACACAATTCATTCCATTGGTTTGAGAAACTTTTAAAACATCAGCAGATCTTCCGTGAGTGAATAAGCACCTTTGTTTATTAGGTAAGGTAACTGTTAAATCATCAATCCACTTCCATTTTTTAGTTCCTAAAAATTCTCCGTATTCTTTTAAGTAAGCTCTAGGCATACCATGTTTTAATGCTCGTCTATAAACCATTGATGAATGGTTGGAATCTATTTCAATTAATTCAGGAAATATTGATTCTAATTCTTTTACATAATCTTTTGCTTTAACCAATTCGTGTCCAGCAGAAAATAAATCAGGGTTTGAATCGTGGAATGATAAAGCGTGGTGGTCCAATAAATCACCTATAGACATTACGAATGTTGGCTTGTATTGTTTTTTTAACTCTTTTAAAAAGTCAAAAGAATCTTCTCTATGATATGGTAGGTGCAAATCTGAAATAATCAGAATCCTTCTAGTGTCCATAGACTACCTATTAGTTGTATTCGTTTTATTTAGCAAGAAATATTGTTATTAAAGCTAAAGCTAAACTTCCAGTAGCAACAAGTATAGACCAGTAAAGGTTTTCTACTTTTTTCTCTAATTTATACATTGATGTACTGAGTATTCTTATTTCTCTTTTAATTCCTGTGATATGCCCTTTAAAAGCTATTAATTGTTCGTTTTGTGTTCTTGCCATTGTCTTTTAAGCATTTGCAAGACTTTAGCAAGACACACCCACCAATCCAAAGTTTGAAAATGCACATTAAATTTTATGCACTAATATCAAACTATTGTGTTTTAATAAAGTTATTTCTTGTAGAATTTTTCTACTGAATCTGCGTAGTTCTTCCAAAAGCTTTTAGCATCTTCAAAAGCATCTGCGTAGAACTTAGTAAAGTAGTTCTTAAAGTCTGAATAGTTTAGCATTGTTATCTCCGTTTGTTATTGCCAACATATAATGTTGCAACCCATTAAGTTCAAGACTACTTGATGTTTAAATGTATTTTAATTGACTCTATGAAGTCGTTAATTGCTAATTCGTATTTCCAACCTAGAAACACTCCAATTATTAAACCTATTATTAATGTAATCATTTAAGCTTATTAAAGTATTCTATACATTCTGCAATAGTTTGCTGTCTAATATATTCATCTCTTATTTCTTGTGATGTAGGTTGTGGCAAAGGAGAATCCCATCTATCTATAATAAACTCACCAGCAGAAGTAAGATCGTAATTTGCATCAGGTGCTAAAGATTTCATTACTGTATTAATACCCCAAGAAAAACCATTTTCATTAGTGTATCGTTTTATTGTAGATTCAATAGATAATTTTCTAACTGTCATTTAAATTGTTTTCCTGTTACCCAAGTTACTAATGAATTTCTCTCACCCTTTGTTACTGGCATAACTTCATGTAATACATAAGATGGAAATATAACTAATGTTCCTTGTGCTTTATCCATAATAGTTCCTTCTTCATCACCATCATATAATTTAAGTTCTCCACCTTCATATTCTTCAGGATTAGTAAGTTGTATAGATATAGATAATTTTCTAACTGGCATATTTATTGCTCTATCAATGTGTTTTCCATATTTACCAGATGGTGCTTCATAATTAGTAAATTGAAATCCTTCATTAATTCCAAATAAATCAAATTTAAAAAATCTTTCATTAAGGTTTAAGGTAATATCTGTTACTCTACGAAATACCCAATCCATACCATCAACAGGATATAACCAAGATATTTTAGAATCTCTTACATCAGATTCACCTTTGGTAGTTCCTTTAATTAAACCTTTGTCTTTTGCTATATTAATGATTGTTTGACATTCTTCTTTTGAAAATGCGTTATTCCAAAATGCGTAAATATTAGTTTGATCTAATTCAAAATTCCAAGATGAATTTTCAAATTTAGGTTCTTTGATTATTTCTGACATACACCCTCCTTAATTTTTTTGAGTTACTATACTTCTACTATATCCCAAGTCAATGTTGATTCGTTCCAAATATATCTATTATCATCTTGTGGCATAGCAACTGGTGCTTCCCAAAGACAAGTATTTTCGTTTAATATCCAAGAGTTAAAAGATTTAGGTGGAATAAAAGCATCTCTATTTTCATCATAAGCATAACCTATTCCTGCGTGATTTTTTCTTAAAGGTGTTCCACCTGAAGAATGAACTCCTCCATGTGTGTTGTAAGATGTTTGTTTCCAAATAGCCCAACCAGTTAATTTTGTTAAGAAATCAATTCCTATTGATTCTTGCTCAATTCCATTAGCATCATGTAGAACTTCATTAACTACTGATTGAACTTCTATTACTTTTCCATTTAATCCTATTTTTGCGAAACTAGCCATTATGTTGTGTAACTCCCTGAACCATTAAATTGTAAAATTGTATTACTACCAGATGTTGTAACTGTTGGTGAACCTGTTGTTGTAGATGAATAATTAGCAGTTGGTACACTTAATATAACAACTCCTTTTCCACCATTTCCACCACCATAAGAACCTCCTGATCTGTCAGAACCTCCACCTCCACCTCCAGTATTTGCTGTTCCAGCAACCCCTTGACCAAGACTTCCATTACCCCCACCTCCTGAACCACCTGCACCTGCTGGAGAAGCACCACTTGTATTTCCTCCACCACCACCTGCTCTTGTAATTGAAGAACCAGTTATTGAAGAAGCTGTACCATTACCACCAACACCTGCGTTAGAACCTGAACCATTTGTACCAACAGCACTTGCACCTCCTCCTCCACCAGATCCATAACTTGGTGGTGTAGTTGAACCTGAACCTCCATTACTTCCTTGACTTGGAGAAGTGTTAGGAGTGTTACCTGAGCCTCCTGCACCTACTGCACCTCCTCCTCCACCACCTCCTCCTGAACCACCACTTGCACCAGCATAAATAGGTGAACTATTGTCAGAGCCACCTCCACCTCCTCCTGCTGAAGTAATAGTTGTTAAACCTGAACCTGAAATTGATGAATTTGAACCTGAAACTCTTGAACCATAAGCACCAGCACCACCATCTCCTACTGTTACTGTAATTACTGTTCCTGCTGTAACTGTTTGAGTAGATGTTCTATAACCACCAGCACCACCACCACCTCCATGATTGGAAGAACCACCAGCACCTCCTCCAGCTATTACTAAAAAATCTATTGAATAAGGTTCTGGGTTTAAAGCATCTGTTCCTTCATTAATTCCTGATGTTGCTAACCAACCTTGTGTTGAATCTATATAAACTAATAATACACCTTCTCTTTCACCAGATAATTGTAAGTTACTTGTTCCTCCTTCTATTTTTCCTCCATTTGGAGAAATTAATAAAGCATTAGTATCAAAAGTTCCTGCGTAATCTACTACTGCTACTTGTTGCCCAGCAGTTGGTGTTGCAGGTAATGTTACTGTAAATCCTGCCGAAGTTGTATTACAAAAATATCCTTCTCCAGCAGTTGCAGTAAAACCAGAAGTCTTAACTGAAGATTGCCAAGAAATACCAGCAGAAGGAGTTATAAAAGATAATACACCAGAACCATTTGTTGTTAATACTTGTCCATTAGTTCCATCAGTTGCAGGTAATGTAAAAGTTAAATCAGCACTAACACTAGCTGGTGCTTTTAATGCTACATAGTTAGTTCCATTAGCTGTTGTTTCTCTAAAACGAATTTCTTTTTGATTGTCTATAATTAAATTTACTGTTGTTGTATTTGCTGAATCTGAAAGTGTTAAAACTGTTCCTGTTGCAGTTGTAGATAGTCCAGTAATTGAAACTGTTGAATCTAACCAATTTACTGTGTTAGCAGAATGGTCAATAGTTGCTAAAGAAATATCGTCAGCACCATCATAATATTTTAAAGTTGGAGAAGTTGCAGTTGTTGTATCTAACCAAAGCTGACCAGCTACTGCACCTGTTGGTCTTGATGTTCCTGAATTTGTAGTTTGAATTGCTGATAATGCGTTATTTAAATCTGTTCTAAATGCAGGGAAACCCTGATTTGCTATG